AAGTTACAAAACTTTAGATTACAAATGGAGGATACAAATGAATCGACCCTTAGTTCGAGTAGGCAAGACCACCCATCCCCGACATAATGCGGAGGACATTGTAGTTGATAGCGTAGATGCGGATATTGGGTCCAGAAGATAGTGGACTCTTGCTGAAGGTCAACTGAGCATTGTCAATGCGAGAGAAGTTGCAAGTTCCAGAAGGCTGGTGCTCTTCCGGCTTGAGTGCGAAGGAGTAAACAGCAAGTGAATCAGTTTTCTGAACACCGCCATTACCAGTGTGGTGCTGGCATACCTGGGTTCTGGTGAAGTAATCAAGGTGCTGAGGAGTGAAGCGTTCGTGACCGTTGAGCTTAAGACCAACGGCAGTTCCATTTGCGTGAGAAGTCGCAACATTTCTGGCATCATTGCCTGAGGTGACCTCGATACGGGTGTGAGTTGCAATTGATCCATTCGGTCCACCAGTTGATGAGCGGGCACCAGAGAAGATTAACTCCTTCACAGGGTGATTGAAGTTGAGATCAATCGCAGTAGACGGGGCAGATTCCTGGTACTGAAGCTGCTCAATCAGGTATTCGTGGGAAACCTGAGCAAAGCGTCTGCGCTCATCGGTGTCAAGGTAGATGTACTCGGCCCATAATTTAAGTTCCGAATTGGAGACGGTTGCGCCGGCCGACGAACCATCCGTGGTGCTTAACTGCTCATTGGTGCATAATTCTATAATAACCTTAACTTCGTGGTACTGAAGGGCAATTAAAGGTAATGCAAGTCCAGCATTGCGGCAGAACCAGAAAGGGAGGGCGACCCAAGCCGATGTCTCCTCGAGGACACCAACTGTGGTCCCCTTGCAGTGGAAGCCTACTAACTGATCTTTAGTAGGGCGGACCTGTAATTCCACCCCATCCCCCTGCCCCGTCGGAATTGCCGTCGCAAACTTAGTTCCCGTATTAGGGATCTGAGGGAAGGAGCATGATGTATTTGGCGCAGTAAGCTCGTGTTGAGCAGTCATCCAGTGACCGTAAAGCTTATCAATCTTCTGACCACCGATCTCAAGTTCGACTTCCTTTAGGAGAGTGAAACTAGGATAGTTGAAACTCCCCCCGCCGATGGCCGCGTCGGGATTCCAGTTGGCGTAAAGTCTGTGAACTAAATCACCATTGCGCGAGATGGTGGAAGTGACACGTCCGTTGGCCGTAACAGTGCCGTTAAGAGTCTGCTCGATGAGCTCCATCGAGAAGTTGGTGTGTCTGCGGTAGACAACCTTAAAGAAAGTGATTTGCGGGTTACCCGTAAGGTAAATATCCTGAGCGCCATAAGCTACAAGTTGCATCAATCCTCCTCCCATTATTTTATACCTTAGAATAGAAAAAAATTCTGGGGAAATTAAACAAATTCAAAATTTAGTCAAGTTAATTTACTTAAAAATATTTTCTATTCTAAGGTATAAAATAAATGGCGGAAGTAGGATGCTTAAAAGATGGATGTTTTCAAAATTTACAGGTTGAGGGGAATAGTATTATGGAAGGTCCTAGTACGGCATATTCCCCTATTAATTATTTACCAACAACAGTAGCTTATGCCGAAAATGCAAACTTGACGCTCACAACCACAAATGCACCTTCAGGATCAATTATAATATGTAGTACTACTGGTGCCGCAACCTCTACTTTAGCATTACCAGAAGCCACAGCTGGATATAGTCTTATGTTGGTACAATCAATCACCCAGGCGGGTACAAACACAAATGTTATAAGTTGTAATGGAACTGATACTTTTCAATTAGGTAGCTTCGCATCTGGAGGAACTGTAGCTGCACCCGCTGTCGCGACTATCATGGCAGCCGCAGAGGATAATACTATTACAATTACACCAGCAGCAGCAGCAGCATTTGATATAGGTTCACACATTTATTTTAATTGCTTAACAGATGGAAAATGGTTTGTTAGAATATATCAATCTGGTAAGGGTGCCGGAACAACGGCAGCAGTCGCTTTCAGCTCAGAATCACTTTAATCATTTCTAAAATATATTTAAAAAAATATTTCATATCATTAATAAAATATGGAATCTAACTCTGAATCACCTATCATTATTCAAATGTTAAAGAATGTAAAAAATATCATCGAGATTTCGAAAGGTCGTAATTGTTGGGAAGAGGATGAACTAAAAAATATTGATATTACTTATCACAATGTTTGTGAAATAGTAAGACAACTCCAAGAGAAGCGAACCCAAGAGAAGCAGACCCAAGAGAAGCAGACCCAAGAGAAACAGACCCAAGAAAGAGATAAAAAAGATGAACAAAACGAGAAATTAGATGAATCCGTTGAAGTGCAAAAGTCAGAAGAACAATCTGACGAAGAAATGGAAGATGTTGATTAACTTTTTACTTTGAATAACTTATTTTATTTTTTATCATTTTTAAATTATTTTGTGATAATTTAAAAATTATTTCTAAAAAGAAAAGATTATTTTCAAAACTGAATTCATTTCATTGGAATACGATTAGTTGCTGTAGGCAAGACCACCCATACCCGACATGATTCTGAGGACGTTGTAGTTTACAGCATAAACTGTTAATGTGAGGTTGGTAGTCGGTACAGACGAGTCGAAAGCCAACTTAGCATTGTCAATGCGGGAGAAATTGCAAGTTCCAGAGGGTTGGTGTTCTTCCGGTTTCAAAGCAAATGAATAGCAGTAGACGTGCTTCGATGGAACCTTGTGACCCGCCTGGATCGGTTGGCACGTTCTAAAGTAAGAAGCATTGCGCGTAGTAAAACGATCGTGACCGTTAAGTTGTAATTTTAATGTTCCAAAACCTTCGTATGAAGTCTGCCCCGCAACAACTTCTGAGGAAGTCGTAACATTCGAACTATAGTTGAAATAATCATTCTTTTGATCGTTGGTGGCTCCAGCAGCATCCTCTGTAGCATCAATATCAGCCGCCGTAGCAGATATGTTTTCAGTAATTCTAGTTTCATCCTGAACAACCCACATTAATTCCTTAACGGGATGATTAAAATTGAGCTTCTGCGTTGCGCTCATTCCACTCTGTTCTCTCTGTACTTGTTCAATGAGATATTCATGTGAAACTTGGGCAAATCTACGGCGTTCATCCGTATCAAGATAGACATAATCCGCCCATAATTTGCAATCGATGGTGCCCGCGGCGGCTGTTAAAGTACCGGTCGAATTAACAATACCGGCAATACCTCTGGTAGTTAATTTTACCTTGACCTCGTGATACTGAAGAGCGATTAAAGGTAGAGCAAGTCCAGGGTTACGGCAGAACCAGAACTTAAGAGGTACGTAAACTCTTAAAGCATCCAATGCAGTCGTTCCAGATTTTCCATTCAAAAGATAAGATTTCCCAGCGGCATGTTTATTAAGTCCAACCCATTCAGATTCATCATGGTCCGTTAATTCATTCCAGATATCAAGCCAATGACCATATTGTCTGTCAATTCTCTGACCACCAATTTCAATTTCACATTCTTTGACAAAGGCATGACCAGTATTATTGGTCCATTGAGTCGATACATCACCCGCAGTTCCCGCAGGATTATTCGGTAACTTGACGTCTAACCATAAGTTGCTTACTAAATCACCATTGCGAGCAATCGTGGCTGTGACTGTTGAAGAAGTCGAATTGACTGTGCCATTAAAGGTTTGCTGAATAGCCTCCATCGAGAAGTTCGTGTGTCTGCGGTAGACAACCTTAAAGAAAGTGATTTGCGGGTTACCCGTAAGGTAAATATCCTGAGCACCATAAGCTACAAGTTGCATTAATCCTCCTCCCATTATTTTTATACCTTAGAATAGAAAAAAAAAATCAATAATTAAAACTCAAAGAAATCCTAAACTAAAAATTCAATCAATAATACAAATAACAATGCCTCATAAAAAGTAAGAGGAGTAAATCTGGATATATCATTACCACTGTTCACCATTAACTTAGGCCATATCATATTGTAGGTCCACTGTACAACAAAGGTTTTCAATAGTAATAGTAAGACACCTAAACATAGTAAGTTTAATTGAGAATCGCCGGTCATTTTCTCTAATCTTTTCTTGAGACCTCCCCCCATCATATTCCTTAGCATTTTATACTATTCCTTTAGAAATAATTTTTCTGTTTCTTTGGTATCCATTCTTAGGTCGAGGACCTGTTTCACTGGATTCATAATCTGATTCGTAATGTAGAATTCATAATCAATTGGTAATTTCTCTTTCTGAATATATTCAATATGCTCGATGCGATCTCCCTGGAGAATATTCTTTTTCTTAAGAATTGGTCTACTTCTATCTTCGATTTTGAAATTTTTGTATTTCGTATTTCCATTTTTATACTTTCCGATTTCCCTTTTTTCAGTTTTTTTTCTATACCCTTTAATTTCAGGTTGATCATCAACCTTGATATAAGCATACGGAATTCTATCATTCGCTTTCGGTTTATTCCCGGGATCTCTTTCTGCCATTCTATCAGCAAGTACTTTGTGAGCTATCCCCTGCGGATTTTTATAATATCCTCGCAATGATTTTGATATTGTAAAATATGAATTGGAAAATTTACCATCGCGAATATCTTTCAAGGTCTGCTTTAACCACTCTACAGTGGCTTTGAAATCTTTTTCAATCATAATCTTTTCAATTACATGACCAAAGACATGCTTTACAATGTATGCATTGTCTCTTCGTTTTAATACAATGCCCATAGAGGTTCTTTTGGGATTATCAGGTTTGTATTCATATTTATCTCCTGTATATCTTTTCTTACTAATCAAGATAAATGGCCAAAATGTTTTTTCATATTCTAGATCCTGAGGATGATTTAATAAAGGTTCATGTTTCACAATCTGATCATCTAATTTTAATATTCCTTTTGTAATATAATCACCTGCTTCAATCCCACATTGAATACAATGTTTCAAAGCTTCTTTTCCCTCTAGAACCTTACCATTTTTATCTTGACGACTAAATTTAACAAATACTGAATCTGTATCTCCGTAGATAACGTCTGGTTCAGGATATCCTTTTTCTTTTGCCCATTTTTTAACACCATTTTCTGCATCGTCTATTCTAGAACGACCTACGGAAGTAGTACATGCCGCCAATTCCATCTTGAAGATAGTACTTGTTTTTGCCCCTAATTGACCATATACCGAATTGGCCGTTACTTTGTAGGCCAATTGTAGACCATCCAGAACCTTCTTTTTAAATTCATCGGGTTCTTTTTTCATTCTATTTTTTGTATCTTGACGGGCACTCAATAAATGATCCAATACAGAGGGAATAATCCCTTTTGGATGAAGATCATTTCTCTTCATAAAATCTTTTGTTAAGAATTGACA